ATCTTCTCCTGGAAATTCTTCGCCGACAACTCCCTGAACAGCTGGCCTGGTCCCGAAAGCTATACAAAGGTCTGTAATATATTCAACCGGGTAAAGCGGAAGATGATGTGGCGAATAAAAAACCCTCATTCATCCCGGCGGAAGTGGACCGGTCCGGAGATCGAATATCTGAAGGCTGAATATCCATACATAGAAACAATCAAAATTGCCGGTTATCTGAACCGGAATTATAAGTCTGTTGAGCGGATGGCTCAAAAGTTATGTTTAAAAAAGTCTTCGGCTACATTAAGACGGATCAACAGGCGCAACCGAAAAAATCAGCCCCTGAAGGTCGCGTCAATTCAGCGATCACCCATAAAATGACATACCAGGGTGAAATTATATTTTATAGTATGAAGGGTAAATCCACAGCGAAAAAACCGAAGAGGAAACCGCAGCGACGTAGCCTCACTTTGAAGCAGGAGAAATTTTGCCAGGAGTATATGGAGACTGGTAATATGACCGAGGCATACAAGCGCTCATACAATACGTCAAGAATGAAACCAGAAACAATAAACCGGGCTGCTTTTACCCTTTTCCATAAGTCCAAGATCAATGCAAGAATCGAACAACTGCGCGAGAAACTTAAAAAGACGTTTGATATTCCCCGGGAGAAGGTGCTTTATGTTCTGGAAGCAATCCACAATGCCAAGATTACTGAATATGTTGAATTTGACGGCAATACAGTTCGATTCAAGCCTTTTGATAAACTCACCGACCAGCAGACCCGCGCCATTGAATCCATAAAGCAGAACGAAAAGGGTGAAATTGAATTGAAGCTTCACGGTAAATCCTGGACTACGGATCGGATAATGAAGATGCTCGGATATGAAGCCCCGAAAAAGATCGATCACTCTACTGGTGGAGAGAAGATCGAAGGCAATACTGTGATAATTCTTCCATCAAACACCAGAGATGAATAAATATAAAGAGATCCGTCCCCAGGAAGGCTTCCAGCGGAAATTCCTCTCCTCACCGGCTGATATTGTGATCGGAGGCGGTGCCGCAGGAGCCGGAAAGACACATGCCCTTCTGATGGAGTCCCTTCGCTATGTATCGAATCCTGACTTCGGTGGAGCCGTCTTCCGGAAAACCTACCCTCAGATCATGGCACCTGGTGGCCTTTGGGACAACTCCATGAAGTTATATCCCATTGCCCAGGGAAGACCTTATGAATCATCATATGAATGGAAGTTCAAGATCGGATCCAGGATCAAGTTCTCCCACCTCGAATATGAAAAGAATGTCCTGGACTGGCAGGGATCTCAGGTCCCTTTTATCGGGTTTGATGAGCTGACACATTTTAGCGAGTATTCCTTCCTTTATCTTCTTTCCCGCAATAGGTCCACCTGTGGGATCAGGCCCTATGTGCGGGCCACATGCAACCCGGATCCGGACAGCTGGGTGGCTGAATTCATATCCTGGTGGATCGACCAGGATGAGAAAAGTCCCACTTATGGCTTTCCTATTGCAGAACGAGCCGGCAAGCTCCGGTATTTCGTAAAGGATGCGGATGAATATGTATGGGGAAATTCGAAAAAGGAAGTTCTGGACAAGATCCCCCATCTGACAGAAAATCTCCTCCAGGCGGATCCGGATATCAACGTAAATGACCTGGTCAAATCGGTAACATTCATCCCGGGGAACATCTATGAGAATAAGGAGCTGCTCCGCTCGGATCCCGGCTACCTGGGTAACCTGATGGCCCAGGATGAAGCCACCCAGCAACAGCTGCTCCATGGCAACTGGAAGGTGGTCATGGATGGAACGGACCTTATTAACCTGATCAAGTTAAAGGATACTTTCTCCAATGAGTTCGTGCAAAGAGGCGAAAAGTACATCACGGCTGATATCGCATTGAAGGGATCGGATCTCCTGGTGGTCATGGTATGGGATGGCTTCCGCCTGATCGATGTGGAAGTGATGGAGGTGGCCAGGGGAAATGATGTGATCGATCTGCTGAAAGACGTGGCCAAGAAATACGGGATACCACAGAGCCATATTCTTTATGATGATGATGGTGCCGGTTCCTTTGTGGATGGCTTCATCCGTAATGCCAGACAGTTCAATAACGGCCGGCCGGCACTGAGGAAAGAGAACTATAAGAACCTCAAATCACAAATGTATTTCAAGATGGCCGATAGGATCAACCAGGATGGGTATTACATCTCCCCGGATGTCCTGAGAAAGATGATCGGAGGTAAGACCATTGAAAAGCACCTGGTGGATGAGCGACGGGCCATTAAACGCGACAAGCCGGATATAGATGGTAAGCTCTGCATAATCCCGAAAGACCAGATGAAAAACATCATCGGCCATTCCCCGGACTTCATGGACGCCTGGATGATGCGTGAGTGTTTTGAATACTTCAACATTACTACATCATCCCAGAGCAAGGCCTCTCTGGGCTTCTTTTAACTGATTATATTTTAAAACAAAACATAGATGCCTTCCATAAAAGAGATCCTTAACCAACATGCTGACAATCCTCAAAAGCTGATTTCCTCTCTCAGCGTGGATACGAAGGATGACCGTTTCCAGGAAGAATACCTTGAGGAATTCGAAGGAGAGCGTACCCGCCGGATCAAATCTGTGGGAAAGAGGTTGAACAAAACCTACAAAGTACTGAAGAAGGATGGGACCCCGACAGGTGAGCAAAAAACCATCTATGTTGCCAAGCTTGTTTTTCCTTTCCCAAAAAAGATAGTCCGCACGGCCGTTCATTTCCTGTTCGGTGGTAAGATGATTGTCTCAGCTAAAGAAGACAATCAAGCCACCCAGGCCTTCACCGATGTATGGAAGAAGGATTTGAAGATGCAGGGCAAGCTTAAAAGCCTGGCCCGTACATGCATGATCGAGACAAAGGCCGCCCTCCTGTTCTATCCCCAGCCAATAAAGGACGGAGAAGATCCCAACAGGACAAAAGCACTCAAGCTACGCTGCATGCTCCTGGATAATGAAAGCGGTGAATTCTATCCCCATTTCAATGATTACGGCGACATGGATGCGTTCCTTCGTAAGTACCAGGTCGCCGATATCGAGGGGAAGATAATCGAAAAAGTGAAGATCTACACCCAGGATATGATCCATACTTATCGGTCGGAATCAGGATCCTGGAAGAATGAGAAAGGGGAAAAGAACCTGTTCGGTAAGATCCCGGTGGTTTATGTGGAACAGGATCTACCCGAGTGGGAAGAGATCGCAACCATGATCGATGATTTTGAGAATCGTATTTCCCGTTTGGCCGATACGAATGATTATTTCGCTGAACCGCTTCTGAAGATCTTCGGAGAAGCATCGAGGGCACCCAACAAGGAAGAGGTCGGCAAGGTCGTTGAGTTCCCGATGGAAAAGGACATCGAAGGTAAAACAACCCATGGGGATGCCGAATATGCTACCTGGGACCAAACGCCCGAATCCATCAAGCTGGAACTGGAAACAGTGTGGGATGGGATCTTCTCGATGACCAGTACTCCGGATTTATCATTTAACAACGTCAAAGGAGTGGGGACCACCTCCGGAGTGGCCCTGCGCCTGATGTTTATGGATGCACTGATCAAGCGCGAAGATAAAGGAGAGATCTTTTATGATGCACTGAATCGCTGCATATCTGTTGTCGCTGCCGGCATTGCCGGCTATACGAACGTGAAATTTGCAGGCCAGCTGGACAGTGATGAGATCAATGTTGAATTCACCGACCAGTTGCCCGATGACCTGGCCGAGGCTATCGATACTCTGATGACCGCCACCGGCAATAAGCCGATCCTCTCCCAGGAATCCGGAGCATCACTTTCCCCGTTTACCAGGGATTCGAAAGAAGAGATCGAGAGGATCCGCAATGAAGAAAAACAATCAGCACCAAACGAACCATTCAATATGTAATCATGGGAAAGAATCAGGAAGTACTTGGATCCTTCATGGAGGCATGGAAGGCGGGGGATTATGAAAAGATGTTCGAGAACAGCCAGCTGACC